GTGATTTCATGGTAGGCATCAACTTCTGGCTTCGCAGGAGCTTCAGCAGGTGCTGCATCGGAAGCAGTAGACATCATACCCGCAATCTTGCGAGCAGCTTCGGCGTCACCTGCATCATGCGCACGTTGGACAGCGGCGATAATTTCAGCGCGAGTCGGCATATTAAAAGATGTCTATTAGGAGTTTAACGGCCTGTAGCTCGAATTATTTTTGACAGCCTGAGTCGATATACGTCGATCGAAACGGGCTCCTTAAACGGCTCCTAGAGGCTAGTTATTTAAAGTATTGTTGAAGCTCTTTCGGGATATCGGTTGAAGGTGACTCTGTCGGGCGAATCGTAGTTGTATCAAATGCTTCACCAGCCTTGTTATAGCCAGATTTTACAGCACGATCCACGTTATTCTGGTGCATGCGTTTAGCAATATCTGCCCGAATCTTCAAATTCTTAGCAATGACATCACCACGCATTCCGGGGGAGATGGTTGCATCAGCCCAGCGTTTTTGCTCTGCAGCAGTAAAGGAAGCACCAAACAGATCATGTGCTTCCTTGACATCAATCTGGCGACCATACTTCTTCCACCATTGGGCAGCTTCATCACCGCCCTTATCAAATGGATTATAGGTGGCATTGAAGTTCTTAGCACCTTGCAAGAGACCTGAATAGTCTTTCTTGAAGGAACTAGCCGCAGCGTCGATGTTTGCAGCAGCATCCTCACTCGCACTGAGCGTTTTGAGGATTTGATTGGGCAATGGCTTATCCCCAGGTGCTGTTTTACCAGCTACTGCAGCTGCCGCACGAGTTGCTGCTGCATCTCGCATAGCTTGATTACGATCCATGGCAGCTTCATGCGCCAATTGACCAAGCTGAAGCTTCAAAGCATTTGATTCTTTGCCTGCAGCATCCTTTTGGGCAATTTGCTCAATAAGAACATCCATCCGAGCCTGCCGATCGGCAGCTTTCTCAGCAGAAGCAGCTTCCCGCACTTTGGCAGCCTCAGAAAACTTGTCTTGACGAGCCTCTGAAGCATCCATTTCCTTCAAAGTACTATCGCCATAGACCTTAGCAACACCTGCAGTAGCCGGATTCAGCATACCTTGAAGCGCATGCTTCAGAATTACTTGCCGAGTAGGTGGCGTGGGAGGTGCCGTCGGCATTGGAGTATCTTCATCAACTGGCGGACCTTGCAATTGCTGACCAGGCGTTGCCTGTGGAGCATTAGCAATGAATTGCTGACCCAGTTGTTGCTGTTGAAGTCGAGCATTACGGGTAGCAGCATCACTACCACGTTCTGCCATTGATGCCCGAAGCTCCTGAATTGCGGGGAGGAGCATAGCCTGCGTAGGCGCTGCTACAAAGTGCTTACCAATCATCTGCCCCGCAGGTGCAGTTTGCCCTTCAAGCGATTGCTTACGCAATGCTTGTGCAAGCTTACGCATCTTGGAAGCTTTATCTAGATTATCCTGGTAGTCTACTTGATCAGGATCGATAAGAACGTCAGGCATTTTTATCCTCCGAACAAGCCCTTCAGGTAACCACCAATGTCGTCACCATAAGTGTCAAAAAGACCGCCAAGTACATTAGTACCAAGATTGATATTGCTCTGGCGGTTTGCGGCGCTTCGTGCAGACTGAGCATTGTAAGCATCGAGCACGTCTCCGTAGGAATCCTTTCCAGCACCATAGTAGTCCACACCTCCCGCGTTTCCGCCAGTGTTAAATCCGGCAAAAGCTTGTGGGGAGACTGCGCCTGCAGTTCCAAGAAGTCCTTTGAGGTCTGTGAGTCCTTGGTTTCGCTGCTTGTCTTGTTCTGCAAGTTGGGCTGCTCGTTGGGCGGAGCTATCTGAGAATGCTGTATTGGCTTCTGAAGACTGTTGTTGTCGGTTTGCAAGGCTTCGGTTGAAGATGTCCCCATAAGCGGACGTAGCAGATAGCAACGCTTGCTGACGGGCGTCATTGTCTTTCTGGTCAAAGTTCCGAATGGCACGGTCATATGCATCCGATCCTTGCGAAAGCCCTTGAGACCGAAGCTGCTGAATAAGCGAAGCACGACCTTGGTCAAGTCCGGGCTGCAGACGCGACATCATCGCATCTTGTACTTGCTGCACTGCCCCAAACCCGCTATCTGCTAGCGGATTGAACTTCGAAGGGTCATAACTTTGAACACCAGTAAGACCAGAGTAATCAATGGGCTTTTGCAGACCACTAATTGCCCCAGGAACCATGCCCTCAGCACCGCTCAACAGACCTGCTTGGGTACCTTGTTGAGAGTTCAGTGAGGACGTGATATTCGGGTTATAACTCTGCGTCTGAGTCCATTGCCCAGTCGTAGGATCCTGGGTCCACTGTAGTGAACCACTTTGGTTAGTTTGATTTGGGCGATTAGTCAGCGTCTGCTGATTCATCGCCTGCTGGTTGGACTGCTGCGTTTGCTGCGCTAGCTTTGTATAGTCCGGGATTGCGGGGAAATCAGCCATTACAAAACGCCTCCGACTCTGTATGAGTAGTCAGTACTCACCCAAGTTACATCCGCCTCCGAGGAGGTTTTCATGGAGAGCGACGCCGCTACTCCTACACCTACTGCTTGTGTCCACTGTTTCTGTGTATGCAATGCACCAAACCACAATGACGCACCCCACAAAGCAGTACCCCACAGAGATGACGATGTTATCGAACCGCCCGAAGGATCAACCGGTGCATTTACAGCAAAGTCATACAGAATCATGCTACTGTAAATGATGTCAGACGATACCAAGAAGTTGGGGCGATACATGCCCACTTGCTTCTGAACCGCCGGATTCTTCAAATACGAGTAAGCTTGCTGGGCTACTGTTCTTACAGTTGTACCACCTGTGCCATCGAGCTCTACATAATCCTTGAAACCAAACCATGCAACCAGTACATTGCCATCGCTATCCCCAAAGAAGGGGAGGTCATTGTAGTCAACCCAAGATGAAGCCTTGAAGCCTTGGAAGATAGTCCAAGATCTGTTGATGGTATTTGCTACGAGTTGCGAGGCACCTTCTGAGGTGACTGTCGGAATGTTAATGTAAAGCTGGTTGATGTTCGGAAAATATGTCAACTGCCAGTTATCAAGTGCACCAACTTCAGCAGTAGCATCACTCAATAGATTCTGAATCTTCTTTGAGTAGACCGTATCTGATGCAACAGATACCTGTGAAGACAGGAATACTGTAGACATTGACACTACACCAGTGACAGTGAGAATCAGTAGGTCGCCTGCCACCTTAGTAGCATACTTATGACCCTGAATCGGAGCACCAATGTAGTAAACACCCTTTAATGTCCACTTAGTTGCATCTGTGACGTCCGTACCTTCATAGACGACAACATCGCCCTTAGTCGACACTGCTACAAGAAGATCAGTAGAACCATCACCGCTATCAATTGTCCAAGTGGTGAGAAGATCAAGGGCCCCGCCATTCGGGAAGAATGGTCCAAAGTCATATGAGGCAAAGATTCCGTAGTACTGATTGGTGGGGAGATACCAACCTTTTGTGGTATTCTTTTGAACTGCCCACAGTTTACCTTGATGTACTGTAACCGAGATGGCATTCTTCGGATCAAGGTTCTTCCAGGTGTTAGCAACAATGCCATCACCGAGCACCAAAGTTCCTGAACCAGCTGGTCCATAAAAGAACCCATCATCAACACCATTAACCGCAATCAAGAACGTACCTGCAGCATTTGCTGTAGATACCGATTGCCAGTCATTTTCTGTTTTACCCGCTACGAGTGATGTAGGGGCAGCACCACCACCAGTACAATCCCAGATATGCCCGTTTGCGCAACCTAACAGTTTACTTGCACCGCCTACTTGGCTGTTATAAACCATGAGGGTTTCAACTTCACCCCCAAGATTGGTACAAAACTTTGCGCAACCACGTCGTACAATGCAACCGTACGGCTGTGGGTACCAGTTCAGCATATTGATTGCATCCGTCTCCGGCATAGCAGCCAAACTGTCATAGGCATTAATCCCGCCTACAGGGGCTGGGACCGTTGTCGACTGATACGTAGCGCGTTGTTGGGAAAAACCAGACATTACGGGCCTACTACCCAGCTACCATCCGGAACAGACCAGGGACCGATGAACATCTCAGGTGCACCATTTACCAAAGACAGTACTGGTGCACCAACATCCTTACCTGTGAGCGACTCAAAGGTCCGCGTGAAGTCAGATAGCACTCCAGCAGTGTCAAATGCTTTCAGTTGGTAGAACTTGAGCTTCAAGAACTTCACCATCAGCCAAGGATCGTACATAACTACGTCTGTATCCTTGGTCAGCATCATTATGGGGGTGCCGTTCGGGTATGGCGTACCCGAAACGTCTTGTGCCCACGCATTGGACATGTATTCCATCGAAAGACCATATCCTGGCGAAGGAATAGGCCAAATGTAGAACTTATTGTCCATGATCCGGTAACGAATGCGGGGAGCAGAGGCGAGCAAACCGCTCTTAAGCCATGCCCACTCCTGCGGTGACTTCGGACCAAGCAAAGGCCAATGATTCGTAGTATCCCATTGGGTCTGGTCTACAAAGTAGTTCCAGTTTGCGGGAAGATCGTACGACTCATCTGTGGTAGTTGTGAATGCCCACTGAAGTTTAAACTGCTGCCACGGGTAGTACGTCAACAACTCATTACCAGCAGCGTTTGTCAACGCCAAGAGTTGGTTAGTCCCATCATCCACCGTACCTTGAATAGTAGTAGGCCGCGCGATGCCAAGCTCACCGGCGGCCTGTTGGATGATTGCTAGCCCAGTCCAATAGTTGGGCATGCTTACTCCTTACTTTTTCTTCAAAGCATCAAGTTCTGCACGCATTGCCTTCAGGGCTTCACCTTGCTCAGCAATCAACTCATCGCGTTTCTGCAGTTCATCTGCCAACTTTTCACCTGCAGCAGCCTTGCCAGACGCCTCGAGAAATGCCCGTGCGCGTGTCTTGAGTTGTTGGAAGCCCATGAACTTCTGAGCCATCGAATCTGCCATGCCCGCAAGTTGCTCAACAGTATTCACGTGCAGGGCTTGGAATTCTGCCTTTTGACTTGCCGTCAACCAGCTGACTTCCTTGATCGGAGTACCACTCATGGTCTCCGTGGACATGTTCTTCTTGAAAGCATCCCACTGCTTCGGGAAGCGCTTGATGTAGATATTCTCTTCATCAATGTCCCCATAGATGGGGATGCGTTGCTCTTGACCAGACGCCTTGTCGACCTTCACTTCCCAGTCAACAACAAGCCGCGGGATTTCAGTGTGGAATGAGTCCTTCGAACCAGGTGTCAAGATCTTGATGTACGGGACATCATCAAAGATGGGGCGACCCTCTTTGGTTGACTTGGTTTTGTTGTGAACTGGGTTCACATAGAAGATGGCAACAAGCTTGTTGTCATCCGCATATTGACGCATGTCATTTGCGTCATCCAAGACCATGCCATCAAAGGTATCAGTTTGCATTTGCTTCTCCGTGAGAGTGTTAAGGAATTGTTACGGCATAAACACCACCAGCATCCATAGCCACCCCGCCGTTATAGGATGCTGTTGCCGGAACTACTACATCAATGTATAGTGGGAGCGTGCCATCTGACTTAAGCGGCCATGCATCCACTGCGCTCGCCGAAGACCCGCCTGCGGTTGCACGAATGTAACCTTCGGGGCTTAGGCGAACACCCAGGAGCCGGATGTCATTGGCTCCTGGTGCATCCAAGGTGTATAGATATGCTACTCCGTCCCAGGCAAACCCACCTTGCCAGTTCTTGACACCTGTTGACGGGGCCACCCTCACAGGCAGCCTCCCAGTAGCATCTACGACAAACACGGATTACACCGTGATGTTGGTCAGCGACGGACGATTCATCGCAACGGTATTGTAGAAGATCGTACCGTCTTGATTGGTGAATGTCACCGAGACCGAACCAGAAGCAGTCGGGTTGACTGCAATGGTCACGGTATTACGCTGCTCATCGATCGCGGTAACGATCGAGAGAGCCGCAATGCCAGTACCAGATGCGATTTGACCAACGAACAGACCATTAGTGTTCGG